TTAGAGCATTTAAGAATGACAGACATAGGTTAGCTAATCAGATTACTGATGATGATTTAATTAAACAGAATAGAGATTTAGTTAGTGCTAACAGACAGTTGGCTAAACAACATGATATGTGGAAAGAGAAAGCTATGAACATGATGGACAAGTCTAGCTATGATGACATTGAGGACACACTAAAGAATACCATTAAGTCTAATAATGAATTGATACAGTTAAACAAGCAGTTAAAGGAATCACTTAGGCAAGTTAACCTAACACCTACTGTGTCTACTGAATCCTATGATATAGCATGGAAACAAGTTGACTATTGGAGAAAAATTGCTGAAGATAATTTCATACATTCTGTTAAAGATAGTGAAGATAAGGACACATGGAAAGAAAAGTATGAGCATGAAGCAAAGATGGCAGAGTCTTGGAAAAGTAATTACTATAAAAAGGATGTTATCAAAGGATGTGGCTATACTTTCAGCGAGATACCTAACGACACAGATGGTCAAGAGTTTGTTGATACCATGAAGAAATACTTTAATAAGAAGTCATACAAGATGAGGGTCAGAGGTCAGCACATCAAGCCTGAGTTAAGAGGAACAGGTGCTACTGCCTATGGTCAGAACATAGAAGAGTCAACACACATGAGAGTTTACATAGATGTCAAGTGAAGATGTATGGAGAATTAATCCTAACATGTTAGTACCTTACTATCTCATGCACTCATTTATCTACTATGAGATTAATGATTCAATCATAACTGACTATGAGTATGATGAGATATGTAGGGAACTAAAGGACAAATGGGATGATGTAACTCATTACCACAAACACTTAATAGATGTTAATGCATTAGGAGCAGGAACAGGATACCAAGTTAAGTATAACAAACGTATTGAAAATGCATCTATTACGTTGTATAATAAGCATCATGGGATACCTAGCCCATTAGATAAATTAAATGAGAAAGGAGAATAACAATGGCTACAATAAATTTAACTGAGGGAACAGAGATAAGAGAAGAACCTCAAGTATTAAAACTTAGAGAGATAAGGTTTGCCTTGTACAAGCTAAGAGGTAATGATGGATGTGTTCAATATAATACTGAAGTTATAGATGCCTTATGTAAACGATTAGAACTATTAGAACAGGAGATATAAAATGTGGCATAGAGTAACAGACTTCTTTAGTCAAGATTTTAATAAAACATATGGAGAGGGTACAAAGTATGACCTTGATTATGGTAAGTTATTAATTATAGCATTATGTATTTATATAGCATTGGAGGTTTAGTATGCCTATATATGACAAGAATAAAAACATAGAACATTGGTGTTGGTATGACGTATTTTGGGATGACGAAAAGAAAAAAATAGATCATCCTAAGCGTTGGTTTCAAAATTTCTACGAGATATCAGATGAGTGGGATTTACCTTGGTTTATAATGGGTAAAGTGTATTGGTTACATGACTACTTGGATTGGAGAAAAATGCCTAGAGGTGTGAGCAACAAATATACAACACCATATAAGAAAAAATATATACTTAAAACACAATATGATGAAGAGGGATTTGACTATGATGGTATTGGAGATTATATTTATACTGCAAATAACTATCGTGAGTTTCATTCTTTAGAAAATGTGTTGGAAAGTTTAAAGAAGAATATTAGATATGAAAATAAAATGAAGCCTAAACTAGATACACTAGAAGAATTTTGTCAAGAGTTTGGATTTGAAGTTTATGAAAGGAGATACTAATGACTAAGAAAAAAGTAAAAGAGATATATAAGATACTTAACTTAACAGAAAAAGAAACACGAGAGATACTACAGATGCTTGAAGACTTACGTAGTATCAATGCAACGACAGACGATAAGTGTCCAATAGACTATGACATGATATGTAAGTTAGATAAAATGGAACATCACCTTGCTGACATAGTAAATGCTAAAGTTGAGTGTGGAGAGGGTCACTATTGCAGATGGCTTGGGTCTTATGAATATAACTAGCTTAGTAGATAAGTATTATTTGTCTAGCGATTTCAATATGTTAGCAGATAAAACTAAAGTAGATTATTCAAACTGTTTAGCTATAATGTTAGGTACTAAGGTGGATAATAAAAGTGTTTGTACAACTAATGTGAATAACTTATCAGGTGCATTAGCTAGGCAATCATATGAACTATGGCTAAAACGTGGCATTTATATGGCAAATCATATATGTGCTACCTCTAGGAAAGTTTATTCATTCGCTATGGAGATGGGTTATGCAGAAAGTAATCCATTCTCTACCTTTAAGTGCAAGGTTACTAAACCTAGAAATGTGACATGGACAAAGGATGAGATAACTAAACTACTTGACTACTGTTATTCTGATTTTCAGTATAGGAGTATAGGTTTAATTGTTCAGATGGCATATGAATGGTGTCAGAGAGTAGGAGATATGAGATTATTAAAGTTTAGTAGCATAGATTTTGATAAGGCAATACTTCATCTAGAACAATCCAAGAGAGGTGCAACAGTACACCTACCAATTAGTGAGAGTTTATTAGAAATGCTTATACAACAGAAGAATGATTATGACTTTCAAGAATATGTTGCACCTTGTCCAAAGGCTATTAGAGGAGCATACAAGCCTTATACCTTATCTAGGCTATCAATAGTAGCTAGACAGGCTATGTCTCTCTGTGGATTGACTAATGAGTTAAGAATAGCTGATCTAAGACGGACAGGTACTACAGAAATGGTTGAAGCAGGAGTGTCTATGGGTCAGATAATGTCAGTTACAGGTCATGCAAATCCACAATCTGTGAAACCTTACATGAAAAATACTTTTGACTCAGCAAAAAATGCATTGACAATGCGAAAAAAGTATGATATAAGCAGTTAAATTGCCGAACAGAAATACTATATAACATATAAGTGGTATAATAATAATGAATATATATAACTATGTAAGTGATCTACAGTTAAGTGTAGGAGAGAGTAAACGATTTAATTGTCCTAATTGTAATGGCTTTAAAACTTTTACTGCTACCAATAATATGGGTATGTTACTATGGAATTGTTACAAAGTTTCTTGTAATATATCAGGTTCAACTCGTATACATTTATCTGTTGACGATATAAGAGATGCTATAGACCCAAGTGTAATAGATGATGATATGAATGATTTTGTATTACCTGAACATGTCGTAGCACATAGGGATAGATTAAATGTTTTAGCTTTCTGTGATCGTTGGAGTATTGATACAACTAAAGTAGATGTACTCTATGATGTTAAGGAAGATAGAATAGTGTTCCCTATTTTAAGTGACACTAAAATGGTTGATGCTACAGGTAGATCATTAGGTGCAAGACTACCTAAGTGGAAAAGGTATGGAAGAAACAGTTTGCCTTTTACTCATGGTTGTGGTAGTGTCGCAGTAGTCGTTGAGGATTGTGTAAGTGCTATCGCAGTTGGCAATGAGGTATATGTAGGGGTAGCATTGTTGGGTACATCATTAGCTGAAGCACATAAAAGATACCTTTCACAATTCTCAACTGCCATAATAGCATTAGACCCTGATGCATTACCTAAGACTCTATCCTTTGCTAAAGAACTAAGAGGTCATGTTCATGACGTTAAAGTACTGCGACTACAAGATGACTTTAAGTATAGAAATAAAATAGACTATGAAGAACTAACCAAACTAACCCCAAAGGAGTAACCAACATGGAACTATCGTTAATAAGAAGTTTAATGGATAAGAAATTTTATGATGAACATAGAGGTTCTAAATGTCCTGATAGACTATTCAGTAAAGACGTAAGGAAGATAAAACAAGCAATAGACAAAGCTATGTCTACATATGAAAGAACAGTAACTACTGATGAGATTCAAGCACTATTCGTATCAAATAATCCATCAATGACTACTGCACAGAAACAGGCATACAGTAGTTTGTTTGCACAAGTAAAGAAGGAGCAACCTCTTGGAACAGATATCGCACAGGAAGTATTGTCTAAACTATTTCAACAGGTTGTTGGCGAGGACATTGCTAATCTTGGTTTTGACTACGTTAATGGTTCTAAATCCACCCTTGAACCTCTTAGAAATATGCTTGAGATATACTCTGATGATTTTACACCTAATGTTAAAGTAACATGGGATGATATAAGTATTGAGAATCTGTTAGCTAGGAATGACCTTGAAGCTAGGTGGACATTTAATATACCTTGTCTAACTAGAAAGGTTGAGGGTGTTAATGCAGGTCATCTGATTGAGGTAGGTGCTAGACCTAATACAGGTAAGACATCTTTTCATGCTAGTTTGATTGCTAGTCCTAATGGCTTTGCCCATCAAGGTGCTAAGTGTATCATCTTATGTAATGAGGAGTCTGCTCATAGAGTTGGTGCTAGATATTTAACATCAGCTACAGGCATGACAATGCATCAGATAAAAGCTAATCCTGAGAAAGCTAGAGATAAGTATGAAGCTATAAAGAATAATGTCTTCATCAAGGATGCATCTAATCGTGACATGGCATGGGTAGAAAGTATCTGTAAGGCATACAAGCCTGACATCGTAGTACTAGACATGGGAGATAAGTTTGCTAGGACAGGTGGCTTTGCTAGGACAGATGAAGCACTCAAAGCTAATGCCATATATGCTAGACAGATAGCCAAGTCACATGAATGTGCTATATTTTATATGTCACAGTTGTCTGCTGAAGCTGAAGGTAAGGTGTATTTGAATCAGGCTATGATGGAGGGCAGTCGTACAGGAAAAGCTGCAGAAGCTGATTTGATGGTTCTTATTGCTAAAGATTCAGTTAAAAATCCTGATAGTGGAGATGAAGAAAGTCCTGCTAGACATTTAAATATAGTTAAGAATAAGTTATCAGGTTGGCATGGAGTTGAGCATTGTGAATTAGATTACTTAACTGCTAGGTATCAGTAATGCAGAAAGACTTATTTGGTTATGAGAAACCTGTTGTTGAATACAAGGATAGCTTAGTCTGTATTAAATGTGACATAGAGCAACCTATAGATCAATTTAATGCAATGAAGTATGCTAGTGCAGATGATGATAAGAAACAGACTGAAATAAAAAGAACATGCAGAACCTGTAATAGGAATCAGTCTACACTAGTTAAACAACTAAGGAGAGAGAATAACTATCCTGATATAGATTACACTTGTCCTATATGCGATAGAGGATTGAAAGAGATTGGCAAATATGGTCAACCTAGATTGCAAAGTTGGGTGTTAGATCATTGTCATGAGACACTTTCCTTTAGAGGTTGGTTATGTCATCATTGCAATGTTGGACTAGGTGGTTTCTCAGATAGCTTGACAAGACTTAAAAAAGCTGTTATATATTTAACTAAACATAAGGAGAGATTGAATGAATAATTTAACTCAAGCAGAAAAATTAAAGGCTCAAAGAGAGAGATTAACAGGTTGGGCAAAGGACATGATTGATGAGGGATGCTCATATAGGTATATAGTTAGAGAAGGACTTCCTTTTATTAAAGAAATGCTACCTGAAATAGAAGAAGATATAATAGACT